GTTGGTCTTCGTTGAACTTGATAGCTTTGTTGAGGTCCTCCTGGTTCTTCTTCTGCTCTGAGGTCTTCTTCTCAATATCCTTGTTCAGCTCTTGAACGGTCTGTTCAGCTTTGACAGCTACCTTAGCAGAGGAAGCAAGTTTGACCTGCTGCTCGCCAATCTTCTTCTGAGCTTCGTTGTTCGCTAGCTGCAATCGTGCTGCATCTTCCTGAGCCTTGGTGGCCGCCTTGATTGCCGCTTGCTGTCTCGCGTAATCAGCGTTGTTCTGCTTCTGCAACTTGAGCAGCTCCTCGAGAGCTTTCTCACGACGCTTGTTGAACTCCTCCGTCGATTTGAGAGCCTCGGGGTCCGACACGAGGTTGGCGGGGAACTTGCCTCCCGTCAGCTTCTCGTAGAGGGCAGGCGTGCTGAGCTGCTCGGGCTTGTCAAGTGCTGCCTTGCTCTTCTTGTCGTTGTCCGTCTGTGTCTGCAGCTCCTTGAGTATGTCGTCGAGCGTCCTCTGCGTCTCGTTGTCCGTCTCCAGCTTGACGGGACCGCCCTCTCCGAGCTTGCCTATGACACCCTTGGCCTTGCTCAAATCGACGTCTCCGACTCGCTCCAGGGCCTTGCCGAGACCTTCGACAACCTTCGTGTTCTCGCTAGCATCGAACGTTATCCTGTTGAGCCGGTCCTGAACACTGCCCAGGCCCGAGGAGGCGCTCTCGAAGGAGATTGACGAGAACTGAGACACGGCAGCACCGGCCGTCCTTGCAGCGGCACCGGCATTCTGAAGCCCGGCACCGAGGTCTCCGAGACCCGGTATTGCGGCCGACACCTCGCCGAGTATCGTGAAGAACGAGCCAGTGGCCTTGATGAGCTCGCCGAATACGAAGAGGACGGAGCCCTGGACGATGTTGCGGAAGACGTCGAGAGCCTCGATGAGCGCCATGACACCGTTGACGGTGTTCATGAGGGAGGTAATCCAGACGCCTATGATGGGAGCGACACCCTGCAGCAGCTTGCCGAACGAGGTTACCCGCTTGATGCCCGCCTCGATTGCTTCAATCATGAATAGCAATCCCCGCTTCGTCAGGTCCATGACGAGGTCAATGAACGATGCACCTTCGGGCATTATGTCCTTGAACGCCAGCCCAATCTCCAGCAGCACGTCCATGACGCCCTGAGCAGCGGGAAGGAACACCGTGCCGAGGCTAATCTTGAGTCCCTCGAAGAACTTGCCCAACCTCGCAACGCTGTCGCCGAACGCCTCTGACTCCTTGGTCGCCTGGTCCCCCATGACGATGCCCAGCTTGTTAGACGCATCCCGCATCCCGGCAATACCGGCCTCACCGGCGTTGAGCATTGGAAGAAGCGCCTTGCCCTCCTCGCCGAAGAGCTGCATCGCGAGAGCAGCCTTAGCAGTATCGCTACCAGCGCCCTCGAATGCTCCTGCCGTCTCCTGGAGTATCTGGTCGGCCGACTTGAGGTTGCCGTTGGTGTCCTTCAGCGATATGCCGAGAGCCTTGAAGCCCGCAACAGCCTTGTTCTTGGGATTCTCAGCGTCACCAAGCGTCCTGTTGATGTTCTTGAATGCACCGTCGAGCTGCTCGGCACCGACACCCGACATCTCAGCAGCGTAGCGCATCTCCTGGTATGCCTTGACGGCAACGCCGGCCTTCTGCGAGGACTTGGCCATCTCGTCACCGTATGCCGCAGTAAATGAGATGGAAGACTGTATCGCAACTCCGAGACCGACGACCGCGCCCGTTATCGCAACGACGCTGCCCGCTGCCGCAAGAGCCATCGGCGGGATGCCTGCGAATGCTCCGGTGAGGTCGCTCAGACCACCCTGACCGGACAGCACTCCCGAAAGACCGTTTCTGAAGCGGTCCAGGCTGCCCGTGGCGTCGTCGAACTGCGATGCGAGGTTTCCTATTCGTCCGTTGCCAACATCATCCACGGCGCGCCTGGAGTCGCGTGCAGCCTGCTCAAGAGCCTCGAGACGGGCCTCAAGCTGACCGACCTGAGCCATCGAGTTGTTGAGATTGACGAGAAAGTCTAACGACAAGGTTCCGAGTGATGACATTATTTCCTCTTTTTCATGGCAGCAGCGTGCTCCTTAGCGAGCACCTTGTGGTATGCCAGGAACTCCTTGACGTCCTGAGTGGTCCATTCCTCCAGTATCTCGTCAGGCAGCATCCTGTAGTTCATCTCCTTACTGATGTCCCACAGGACGCGCCTCCAGCCCTTGGCTAGTTTCCCTCATCTGCCTCGGAAGGGTTGCCGGTGGTTGCAGCGATGACCTTCTCGATTGCGGCAGTCAGCTGGTTGAGCAGGCCGTCGGAGTGCGCCGAGCTGTCCTTCAGGAGCTCAAGGTGCTCCCTCTCGAAGAACGGTTTCTGCTCGCCCTTGTGATACACGCAGGTCAGGATGAGCTCCTCGATGTCGAGAGCGGACTTGCCGGTCTTCGATGCGATGAACGCATACTTGGCCTTGGGAGGGCGAACCTCCAGCTCCACGCCCTCGACCACGAGGAACTCGCGGGGACCGGTGTAGAGTTTGCTGGCGAATAACTTGCTTCTGTCGTCTTGAATTCCCATTGTTTTCTCCCGTTATTGCGGGGCGGCGAGAATGCCGCCCCTCCCATTATGCGTAGGTCAGACCGACCTGCACGCCCGTGGTGGATTTGGGCGCCGCACCGACGAAGGTGAGCGTCGCTTCTGCGAGGCCATCGACAGCCTGGGATAGCGCTTCGGAGGAGAACTGGACCACAGCCCTCATCTCGAATGTTCCGGCGCTGTCCGGCTTGTAGCAGAGGACGACGTAGTCCCTGTCGTTGAGCAGCTCTATCAGCTTCTTCTCAGCACCACCGGTGCCGTCCAGTTCCACGTTGAGAAGCGACAGCGAGGTGATGCTCCCGCTCATGTCCTCGAGGCCCTGGATGCGATGCACGTCGGTGTCCCCGAATATCGTGGTGTCCAGCTCGGCGAATGCGACGTCGAACGTTACGTCCCTGCCCTCGGCGAAGGTGTAGAGGGGAAGGTAGTTGTATGATGCACGCACCTGAACACCGACGCCCAGAGGAGCCGAGAAGGTGATGCGCCCGAAGAGGTAATCAACCGTGTAGTTCGTGACCGTCGTCCATACGATGCCGTCCGGCGATGTCTGAACGGTGATTGCGGTGCTCCAGTCGATGACGCGCTTGGTCGCAGCCGTCGCGTGCCATACGGTCGTTGATACGACTGCGGAGAATGCTTCGTTGATGGTTGCCAACGCAGCCCCCGCAATTCGCACTTGTGCTTTGTAGCCGGCGGTGCTCATGATTGCTCCTTATACGTGTTTCCATGTTATGAAATTCACTATATGTGAGATGTTAGAAGGCACCAGTTTGTATTCGTTTGCAAGCTCACATTGAGTTGCGCCTGCTGCATACTTCGCTCGAATGCTTCTAACATCATCCTCAGTGAGTTTCGATTTCCCGTGAGTTGTTCCCTTGCACATTGTTCCGTGCTTCCTCTTATCCGCGTGATTATTCACAATGCTGTCCCATCTCAAGTTATCGAGAGAGTTGTTGAGACGGTTGCCATCGTTATGGCATGCTTGGTAACCTTCAGGACAATCGCCCACGTAAGTCTCAAGAAGCAATCGATGCACTAACCGGTAATGCTTCTTTCCATCCCGCCTCAAACCAATGCCAAGATAGCCTTGACTATTGGTGTGAGGGCACATTTTCTTGAGCCTGCCTCCTCTTCTCACGCTAAAGATTTCGGCATTCTCGTTCATCAAGTAACCTGGGAAATTTGCAACCTGTTTCACATAACCTCCGGAATGTTAGAGTGGCGTATTCCATTATGCTCTAACATTCCGGAATGTTTAGATGGGTCACACGTACGAAATTCCGTCTCCGCTTCCAACAAGCGTGAAGGTAGCCTCGACACGACCATCGACCGCCTGGGTGGTGGAGATGGAGGTGCAGATGAACTGGCCCTCGAAGCCGTTGGAACCGTCCGGAAGGTAGCGGAGGTCGATTGCGAGGCGGGACTGCATCTGGGTGCGGATGAGGTCCTGTCCTGCATCGCCGTCCATCCAGAGGACCGTGAGCGAAGCGGAGCTGTCGCCGAGGCCGTAGATGCGGTGGGTGTTGGTGTCGCCGAAGCAGGTTGCGTCCAGCTCGGCCATGATTTGGTCGAAGGATGCATCGACGACGCAACCGACGACCTGGTTAGAAGCTACGAAATTGTCCGAAGAAACGCGGACGACGCCTGCGTATCCAGCCTGTGCCATGGTAATTCTCCTTTAGGGTTTATCCTCGATGGGATGTTTCACTCTCTTGCCACCACTGTTACATTGACGGAGAACCGGTAGCTGTCGCCGTCAATTCCTAGCCGCACCGGGGGAGCGTTCGGCCTGATGACCATCGTCCCGGAAGGTGCTGCATTCCTCAAAGCATCATAAACATCGTTGGCCAGCGCCTGAGTTGTCTCCTCCTCCCTCGCATCGCCGCGCACCATGCACTGCACGAGCACGTAGTGTATCTGCTCGGATGTCGAGAACATGCTCTCGGGTTGCCTTCCGCCGTACTGCCCGACGAAGATGCAGCGCCTGGGAATGCCTGGACCCTCGGGCTTCTCGCTGCCCCTTATGACGGTCTCGCCCGACAGCGTTGCCTGCAGGTGGGTTGCCACTATGTCTGCCCAGTCGCTCATTGCTGCTCCTCCCACTTAGCGCGCAGGATTTCCTGGAACGGCACCTCGTTGGCTGCGAGCTCGAGCCACTTGTATCCGTTGCCGTTGGCGTTCTCATGCACCTGAGGGGCGTATGGCGCTCCGTAGAAAACGGAACCCAGAGCTCCCATCTGCGTCACACTGACGAGACGGCTGCCGCCCGAAGCTCGCAACCTGCCGGACTTCACCGGAACGCGTGCCTGGGCCGCCTGTAGCGCCTCCTGGGAAGCCTGCTCGACAGCTGCTGCTGCTGCATCGCGCATCTTCTTCCTGAGCTCCTGGAGGCCTCTGGTGAGTTCGTTGCTCACAGCTGAACCTCCATCACTTCCCAACCTCCGGGCAGGTAGGAGTATCTTATCGCGCGGACGGGATGCACCGTTCCGTCGGGCAGGGTGACCTCATCATCGACCCTGAGCTCTATGCTCCTCATGTGCAGCAGGTGAGCTGCATTCTCCACGATGCCTGTCCCGACGGATGCGCTTTCCACCCTCCTCCACTTCGCAGCATGGACGGAAGGAGCTCCGAAGGTCGGCTTGCCCCAGCTGTCAGCTCCCGTTTTCGTGCGGACCGTAACCGTCGAGTTGTACAATGCGTCGAAGCTCATAGCACGGGCACCTTCGTCCAGCGCGATACCGCGGATTGGAATGCAGGATGGTACTGACTTTCGATGCCAGAGGCGAACGACATGCTATCGCCGAGCACGCCGATGGACTTCACGTTGGGATTGTATCCCTTCTTATGCCACTGCAGCACGACCTGCTGGAGGACAGCATTCTGGACGTCCTCGGGAACCGTGGCGTAGCCTGCCTGGTATGAGACCACGTAGTCTCCGATGGGTTGCTGGGAAGGAAGTCCGGACACGTTGTTGCTCGCTGCCGTCGTGGGCTGCCATGATTGCCCGTCGGTTCTCACCACGAAGCCAGCCTCCGCATCCTCGATGAGGTAGTCCGCGGGGTCGAGCAGGTTGCCCTTGTATGATAGCGTCGTGATTGCAACGATGGGCGAAGCAGGCAATTGGAGACGCCTGAAGCCGAGCGGTTGCTCCACCCTGTGAGTGTAGGTGTTGAGGTCGAACCTCCGTCCCGTGAGCGTCTCGAAGAGCCTGGTGGAGCTCTGGATGTGGTGGTTCAGGAAGACGTCGTCCGTGCTCGCTGCGAGGTCAAGGCCCAGCTCCAGCTTGACCCGCTCTATCGTGGTGTATGCTGGCATTCAATCACTCCTTGCTGAGAACGAGGGAGGCCTGAGCTTCGACGATTTTAGGCGCGTGGGTTGAGCAGTATTCTCCCTCCCTGCGGCCGTTCTTGCAGCGCTCGCCCTTGGCGGTGTTGGCAACGCACCTCTCCTCGTCCTCCAGTTCGTCCCCGGTTGCTTCCGGCGTCACCTGAGCGGGTTCGATGCTGCCCGACACCTCGGTTGCAACCTCGACGAGATTGGGAGTATCCTCGGGCGGTGCGTCGTTGGTGAAGACCTGAAGGATGCGAACCTTGTTCTCCTCGACGAAAGCAACAGCCTTCTCCTCGTCCATGATGAGAACTCTTCCCTTATTCACACCTCTGATAATCTCGACCTTGAACTTCATGTCTTTCTCCTGTTCTTAGCTGATTCGGACATCTTGCGTCGCGTTTCATCCGATACTCCAACCTTGCCCTTGTTGTGAGGAACTTTTTCTGACAACTTGCGTTTGGTCTCTTCGCTGCAAACTCTGCCAACGCAATGCTTGTTTCCAATCTTAGCCTCGGACATCTTCCTCTTTGCTTCTTCGGTGTGCGGTTTGCAGTGAGGAGGATTAGCCTTCAATGTAGCTGAAATCTTACGTTTGGTCTCTTCAGCATGCTTCATTGCAACAGCTGTTTCCCGGATGTTGTATATCTCATCCCACATTCCCCAAGCTTTGTATGCGTCAAACAACTCATCCTCTACAGCAAGCGCTTCCTCACCGCTATTGCAATACTGAATAACATCAAACCTGAAAGAATCTTTGCCGTATTTGTTCCACGCACTCTGAAGATGTGAGTTCTTGTGAATGTTCTTGTTCAACTTTAAACGATGGTCCTTCCAACGCACTTTGATGTCGCCGCTACCGATATACTTCTTACCATTGACAGTATTGACAATTTGATAGACACCATCTTTCATACCAACCTCAAGAAATGGCGGGGAATCGAACCCCGCTGAATGCCGCCATCATTCCGGGGAGGGGCCGAAGCCCCTCCCATTGTATCCCACCGAAGCAGGATTTTCAACATTACGGGAACGAGATGTCCGTGGAGAGGACGGCGAGGTCCGTGTCCCTCTTCAGCTTGACATCGTAGTGGGTAACCAAACGAACAACCGTCTCATCCGTGTCGAAGCGGTTCTCGGTAGAAAAGCTCATTTCCATGTTCGCCATTATTCCGAGGAGCACAGAGCTCCAGTCGCCCAGGTAGATGCGGCTCTCGTCGTTGTCACCGTCAAGAGAGTCGTCGCGGAGACCGTCAATCTGGTTGGTGCGGACGACGGGGATGCCGTGAAGCATGGGCTGGGGATTGCGAAGGTCCTCGAACAGGAGGATGCCGGTGCCGCCCGTGGCGCGCTGGCGACGGAGGTAGAGGAAGTCGCGGTCGCTGAGAAGGAACTTGTAGGCGCCGGGGGCGACGTTGTTCGACAGAAGGTTCTGCTCGAGCTCGTCGAGCTTGGCCTCGAAGCCGACGCCGGTCGTCATGGTGGCGGTGCCACCGGAAACCGTGAAGAGCTCCTTGTTACCAGCAGCAATCTGCGTGAAGATGCCGGTGGGGGCGGTGGCGGAGCCGATGCCCTCAAGCGCGTGCTGGTTCATCTTCTCGGCGACGGCCTTGACGAGGTCCTGAGCGATGTAGTCCATGGCAACGTAGGGGTTGGCACGGAGGAAGTCGTTGGCAACGTCAGCACGGGCAACGAGCTTCTTGGCGTCCAGGACAATCTGGTTGAACGTGGGGCCGGTCAAGCCGGTCAGGGCAGCACCCTCACCGAAGTGGTCCGCAGTGGCCTTACCGTTCTGGCGGCCGATGGGAAGCTTGTTGTGCTCCATGGGCATGACGGTGGCGCCGGCAGCAATGAGGTCCAGGCGGGCGTAGAGGGCCGGGATGATGTCGCGTGCCAGGATTTGCGGGATGACGTTCTGACCACCGTCGGTTCCAACACCGAGGAAACGTTCGGCGAACACGGGGTCCTTGGCGTACTTGGCGGCGTTGGCCGTGCTGCCCTCGTTGGTCCAGGCGCGGTACATGGCTTCCAGGCCGGCGCGGAAGGCCTTGCCCTTGCCTACCTCGTAGTTGTCCCACTCGCTGGCGCGCTGGGTGTGGATGGCGGGAGCGCCGACGCGGGCAAGCTTCTGCTCGATGGTGGATTCGATTTCGGCCTTGACAGCCTCGGCTTTGCGCTCGACGACCGTCTCGATGTGCTGGTTGAGCTCTTGCAATTTAGACATCTGAATTCTCCTTAGTTTGGTTTGGTGGTGGAGTTGCGCACCCCACATAATATCACTTGCTCTTACGAAGTTCCATCATGACGGACTGGAGCCAACGCTCCTCCTCGTCCATCTTGTCCTCCTCGCGCTTCTTCTTCATGCGAGGCATCTCTTCTTCCTCTTCCTGCTTCTCAATCTTGTTGCCCTCCTCGTCGTAAGGCCTCTCCTCAGGCATCTCTTCTTCCTCGCGCTCCTCCTCGTCCTCCATCATCTTCTCGATGGCCTTGAAGGCGAGCTTGAGGGCTTTCTTCTCCTCCTCGCTGAAACTTCTCTTGATTCTCACTCTGTCCTCCTGTGCGTTTAGTTGTCGGACCTTAGCTTCGGCCCAGGTTCTGCCAGCGTCGCCGCCCCAGAGCAACCATGCAATCCAGCCGTTGGTCGGACCGCCGTCGCTTTCCTTCTTCTGCCCGGGCGGCACACGATTGCCCTCGTGCCTGTCGAAGAAGGCCTTCATCCTCCTCACCGTGGAAGGACTAAGTGTTTTCCCGTTCTTGATGTCGCGAGCGCGGGCGATGCCAACCGGAGTGCCACCACGCCCGTACTTGCGGCGGTAATCGAGGCCCTGCTCAGCAGCCCTGCGAGCGCCCTCAGACGGTGTGAGGTCTATCTCTCTAGTTGGCATTCTTCCTGCTC